TGACAACCAAATCTGTATCTTCCGCGCATACAGACCTGAACTCCCGCATCGGGGAACTCGGTCAGCCACCTGTCCTAAAAGGCGACATTGCAGTCCGCACCGCTTTGAAGAACCTGTTTTCGTCGTATGTAGGATCTCGATCCCGTACGTTCAACCAGACTTGGGGTTCCTCCGTCATACGTCTCCTTCAAGAGCCGATGAACGAGATCACTGCGGCTCGACTAAGAGCAGAGATTATTTCTACTGCTTCTTCGTGGGAACCCAGGATCACTATCCTCAACTACGAAACGACGGTCACCGTTAACTACCTGAAAGCCATGTACGATGTTCGTCTGGTCTATCGAGTAAACGCCACCGGGGCAGTTTCTACTTACATTCTTTCCCTGGAGCCTTGATGCCTTCTTTGTCTCTAAAACCGACCACCCTCGATTACGAATCTTCCGTAGCCGAGTTCTACAACATCCTGTCAACGAAGTCAGCGTGGTCTGGAAACCTCGACAACCAAACTGGTCGGGCCTTGATCGACTTTGTAGCCACTCTCAATGTCTTCGCCCAGCAGAAACTGATGAGGGCTTTGCAGGAAGCGTTCCCGGACACCGCAGTAAGCGATCGAGCTATTTACGCTCACGCTTCTTCTCAGGGTGTTCGTATCCGTCGTAAGACTCCGGCCTCAACCACCGCTGTCCTCACTTCCCCTGCTGCGTTGTCGATCCCACCGTACACACAGTTCTATTCCAACGGCACCCATCTGTTCAACCGGGACGCCCTCTTCCTGTATCCAGGTGTCCCGCAGACTGTCAGTCTCTTTGAGGGGGTCTTGAGATCTGTCACCCTTAGCGGCTTGGGGACTGACTACCAGATGTACGTTCCGTTTGAGACCGGGTTTGTTATATCAGACCAAGACGTAAAGGTCACTCTCGACGGTACACCTCTCGATGTCACCAGAGTTGGTATCTGGTCTATGAACGGTGTCCCTGGGTTTGAAGATCGAACCCTGCCTGATGGTCGTCTCTCCATCGTTTTTGGCACTTCGGTCTACGGCTCGAAGCCGTCCAGCTCCTCCGTAGTCGACATCACCTACGTTCTCACTCTTGGTTTGGCGGGTGACGACTCCGGCCTCATCGGCTCAACCGTATCGACGTCCTTCAACAAGAACCTAACTGGTGAGATCTCTTCGGCTCTTTCTGGGGGCATCGACGAGCTGCCCGCCCTTCAATACAAGAACCTTGCGAGCCAGACTTTTGGTACATTCGGGTCAGCTGTGACCAAGAGGCAGTACCTTAGCATGGCTCGTCAGTATCCAGGGGTGATCGACGTAGCGATGTTCGCGCAACGGGAAATAGATCCTTCCGACTATCGCCTCATGAATACCGTCAAGGTAGTCCCGTTGACTATTTCCTCGTGGACTGGCAAGAACACAGAGGCGCTTCTGAACTACCTGAACGACTCGACGATGTTTTCCACTCGGTTCTACGTTGAGCTTCCGCAAGCCAGGCCGGTTGATATACGGGTTAACATTTCCTGCTTCAACTGGTCCAACCTGACGGAAGTTAAGAACGCTGCCCGGACTGCTGTTGAAAACTTGTTCACGCCACGCAGCGGTTATATCGACTACGATATCTACCGGTCTGACATCTCCTCAGCCATCCGTGCTTCTCACGAAGGAGTTGAATTCTTTGATCTCCAGTTGCCGGAGGACGACTTTATCGTCTCCCCGAAACCAGTTCCAGAAACCGTCGCGATCGTAGCACCGTCTATGGGTGTCTTGCCTGTGGGTTCTTACTACTATGGGGTTGGCGTAACGGTTTCAACCGCCACTGGGACTGGGTACATAAAGCCCAAAGACATCATCACGGTCGTCACGTCTGCCGCAACTGACGGAGTTCAGATCTCCTGGTCTCCGACACCCAACGCAGTTTCCTATCATGTATACGGACGCAGTTCTGCTAGTCTGTTTGAAATGGCGGTCTTACCAGCTACTTCTCTGACCTACGTAGACGCTGGCGCCCCGTTGTCCACGACTGCGATGCCCACCGTTAACACTATGCCGGTACAGTATTTGACCTTGAACACGTTGAATATCTCGACTGACTACAGCTATCGCCAGAGGAGCTGAAATGGATCGTTCCATTCTTCTACCCGAGTTTCTTCAAACTGACGCCTGGCTTGAGTTCTCCTCCGGCATAGATGAGCTTCTGTCTGATGTCGACACTAAGACCCGTCTTCTGTCTCGTATCCGGGAGCCCATGCACTTCGCATACTCCGGGATGCTCAAGGTCCTCGATAAGAAGATGCTCGACCAACAGGTTGACCTGAATCACTTCGACCGCGAGTTCATGATCCGGTCCCTTAACCTTATAGGTCTGCCGTTCAACAACACTGAGATCTTTTCCGACGATCATCTCTTCCGCTTCTTCCAGAGTCTATCCAGGTTCTGGTATTCGAAGGGTCGTAGCGATGTGGCTGAGTTTCTCAGCTTCATTCTGAATGCCGACCTCAAAATCGTCAACATGTGGACGGAAGACTACCTGACCTTTCTGCCCGAGGGTGATTCTTCTGTCGGGGTGCCCCTGACGCGAGGTGGAACCTGGTATCCTACCACCCACATCCGGCTCACCTACGATCCGACGATCCTGGCAGACGTCTCCATCCGTAGTGTCATAGAAATGGTCTATGAACTCGGTAACTACAACCTCGTGTTTCATAGCATCGTGGCCGAATGCAGGTTACCCGTCGTTCAGGACTCTGACGACGTCACTAGCATTTACGATTTCGTTGAATCCAAGTCTATTGCGTTGGCTGGTGTCAACGTCGTTGAACTGACTATACAAAACTACTGATATGACAAAATTCGTAACCACCAACACTGGAAACAGCGCCGTAACCTCTGCGCTCACCCCACTCGGTCTTCCTGTGCGTATCACGCACTTCAAAGTCGGAACAGACTACTCGACGCCTGCCACCTCCTTGGACACTGATCTGATCGGTTCCGCTCTGTACACCGGAACCCCTACCTCTTATGGTTTCCTTGACGAAGACACCATCATAATCCGTCTAGAGATACCCGCAACTGAGGGTCCTTTCGAATTCGGTGAAGTAGGTCTTTTCACAGACACCAACGATCTATTCGCAAGGTGTAGCTTTGGGTCTCCTCAGTCAAAGTTCACTGCTGCCATCAGCGGCATGCCGAACATCTGGAGGTTCAACGCCATACTTCGGTTTTCCCAAGCGCCAGCGATCTTTAGCATCCTGACGAACTCGATGAATCGCATATTTGAGGCAGCTCACTTCGGTCTCATCGCTGGCCCGAGCGCCATGATCGGCGGCCCCAACGCCGCGATTATCCACGAGCCGACTCCAACTGGAGACTCGATATTCATATTCGAGCATTCTCCCTCTCGCTGGAGTATCTCGAACTACACTCTGGTTGAAACTATCGTTCTTAGTGCGGCTTCCTCTGGGACCACAGTACCGTCAAACGACTGGACTGACTACTCAAATGCAGCCAACGGAACCTTCTTGGTTCAGACCCTCAGTGGCGAAATCCGCTCTGTCGCGTCTATCGCTGGCGCTTCCGCAGAGCTCACACAACCGTTGACCCCACTAGTGGCTGGTTCCACTTTGGATTTGTACCGCATCAACGACGGTCGGTCGACTACGACTCTGGTGCCCACCATCCAGTACAACCGTTTGGCGGCTCTGTTCAACCAGCAGTGGGGGACACCGACGGGAACTACACCAACGACTGCCAAAGGGTGGGGTCAGACTGCGGTTCCTATCCTGGCGTTGGGTGTTGAACCAACTCCGGCCGAATGGAACGTGTTGACTTCTGCAGTATACGACGCCAGTGCGCTCCTTGGCCTCCCAGACTCTGTGGACTACTCGACAGTCGCATCTGACTGGTCGACAGACTATTGGGGTCAGCAAATGGCATACACCGCGTTGGTGTCGAATTTGAATTCAATCGCTTCCAGCAAGCCAGGCGAAGTTCTTGACGACAATCTCGAGGTTCAAGTTCTTGATTCCTCGACTCGGTCTACCAGCTGGCCGGGTACTACCCGATACGACCTAACCGCCACGTTCGCGTCTCAGGCAGAAATGCACGCGTTCTTCAACTCCGGTGGCTGGCTTGGTTTCAACGGGACTATCAGCCCTGACAACTACGTTCAGAAAGTCCAACAGTCTGTGATGGAATCCCTTGGCAACATCCGTCTGAAGGCGGTGTGCTCCGATTCTTCCGGTGCTCTGCGCATCCGCTACGATCGAGGCGATGGTGTTGTTGTGGCTGGTGGCAACTCTGGGTTTTGGGGTCTTACTGGCACACCTCGAGTGGTGTGGAATCACTCAATTGTCAGCGCGTCTGGTACAGGTGCATTTCTGTACGAAGGTCTCATCCACTTCTATGTGGAAGCCGAGGTTTCCGGTCTCAACACCGTTGATATCTCGTTCGTTGTTCGCGACGATTCCATCGGTGAGTTCTCCAATGATACCGACGGTG